CGATGAAGAATGTACCTTGTGCGTCCCTAGCCATGAGCACGCCCGCCGTGTAGTCAGCGCCATCGGTTAACCCACTGGCATGATCCCAATAGCGTACTCTGGTGGCGAGGGCGGGCGAGACGGGCACAATCGGCAGCCATTCACGCTTGAAGAGCGCGCCGTCTGCGGTGAATGCCGCCATGTACTCCTGGGCAAAGGTGCGCCCGGGCAGGCTCTCGCGCGCCGCCTCGATCTCTTCTGCGTCAATCAGCGGGTTGTCGGATGTCGGATACTGCCAGCTCTGCCAGTCGGATCGGCCCTCTTGCCCGCGCTCGTACGCCTCGTGGAACCAGTTGTAGCCGGCCGGGGTGGAGATGATCAGCGCACCGCCCCGTCTGTCACTCAGCGCCGGTCTGATCGCGTCTGTCCAGACCTCGCCATTGATGTAGGCGGCCTCGTCCAAGACCACCAGATCCAGCCCTTCACCGCGCAGGCTCTCGGGCGAATCGGCCGACTTCACCACAATTTCACCCCCGCCCGGCAGCAGGATACGCCGGCCATCCTCGAACACACGGCGCTCGGGGATCTGCGCGGCTAACGCCTTGAGCTCGCGCCATGCGGCTGATGATTGCGGGTAGGACGGCGCAAGCCACCAGCAGCGGCCGCCAATCTCAAGCGCGGTCTTCAGGCTCAACATCGCCGCTAGTCTCGACTTGCCCCATCTCCGACCAGCGCACACGATACGGAAGCGCGCCGGGTGCTGTGCTACCAGATTCTGCGAGGCGTGGAGCGGCGGCAGCGTGATCGTTAGCTGCCGGCGTGATGTCAATGATTCGTTGGTTGTCATCGTGCCACCGTAGGGTTATCTCAAGGTTGCCACTCGGCACCGTGCCGGGCTGCATATCCAGGCCGAGCAGCTTACGCCGGCTTTCGCCGAGCATCCGCCACTCGCGCACGATCTGCGGGTCGCCGCTGTCGAGGTGCTGATGCAGCGCCTGCTGGGCCATATCAAGGTGCTCTAATTCCATCGTCACGTATTCGGCCGCGCTGGCCAGGCGTGTTTGTGCCAGCTCGCCGAGCACGCGCCGCACATCCTCGTACGCTGTCTTATGCGACACGCTGAGCGCTACGCCGATGTCACGATAGCTGTAGCCCTGCTTGCGCAGCTCAAACGCGCGTACATGGCGCTCGGCTGCGGCTTCCTTTTGTCCGGGGCTCGCGTCTTTTCGTGCCATTGTTAACCCCTATGGTGGTACCCCACCAGCGAGCGCGTTCACACCGCGCCGGCCTGGTGGTATGGAAGCGCCGTGGACGTTGGCGCGGTGATGCCTTTTTCCGGTCGGTTAGACTCTTGCTTGTCCCGAGCTCCAGTGAACCGCCCCGACCGCGTGCGCGCTGAAGCAGTGCCTCATCGACGCGCGGGGGTCGCTACGAAACGGCGCGGTACTGTTCGGGCAGGACAGCAGCACCAGCATACAAATCGGGCCGCTCGCGTCCGAGCTTCAAGCACGCTTCCACCACCGTCAGGGTGGGCTCGTCGGCGCGAAGTTTGCGCAGGGCCATCGTCCAGTTGTACTGTCCTTGGCAGAGTATGATCGGCGGAGCGGGTGGGCGGGCGGCCGCGATGGCGGCACTAAGCGTCAATGAGTTCATCGGTTGTTTCTCCATAGAATATGGACGCCATAGCGTCGTCGAGTGATTCGCCTTGGTCAATCGCACGGTCAAGTATCGCTTCACGCTCGGTCGGCGACAATGGCCGACCGCCGGGGGCCAGCACCGTCACCAGCTGATCGTCCAGCCGGCGCCGCTCGTGGTATTTCGCCAGGTCGTCAGGCGGGGTTTGGTCGGCGTACTGAAGCTGTCCAATCTCGCGATCTAGTTCCGCCTGCACGATTGGGCGCATATGCAGCACCCACCCCAGCCTTGCCTGGGCCAGCGACACGGCGAGCGCGGCCGCGTCGTTGCGTGGATACTCTGGTGGGCGTATCTCTTTTTCAAGCTGCACCCGCCGCGCGTCAAGTTCGGCGAGGTCTGCTTTGAGTTGGTCAATCTTGCTTTTTGCCATTGTTTTGTGCTTTCTTTGCTATTGCGTTCGCCCGATGCTGCGCTGCGGCGAGTGCAGCGCGTGCCACCTCAAGACGGGCGCGTTCGGTCGGTTGCGCGTTCACGGCGTCGTACAGTTTCTCAACCAGGTGATCGCTCGGTGGCATCGTGCTCACGATCGCTTACCCCTTACAATAATGCCTGCTGCTGGCGTTCAGCTTTCAACTGGCGCAAGCGCTCAATAAGCGCAGTTGAAAGAACACGCTCCCCCGCTGCTACCGCCGCCGGCGGCTCGGGCAACGTCTCAAGCGGCATCGGGGCAGGGCGCGGCCGATACGGCGTCGGAATGAGCGGGTCGGCGCGATAGACCTTGTCACGCTGCGCCCGAAGGTCGGCCAGGCGCGCGGCGCGTTTCGTCGGCACCTGTCCTGCTGCCTCAGCCCGAGCAACACTCGCCGCAAGGCGTTCGATCCGCGCATCCAGCTCGCGCGCCTGGCGCTCGGCCATCGGCTCGCGCATCTCGGCCGCTATCGTTCGCTGCCCCTTGTGGCGCGACTGCCGACGCGGGCGAGGCGCAACGGAACCGATCCAACTCAGTTTCCCGTAGCTGAACGCGCCGACGAGTTTAGGGGCGCGTGGGGGATCGGGCTCGGCTGCGGGGGGATCTAGGTCAACCGGGGGGAGTGTGTTATTTCTAGTGTGCGCTTGTTCCTTGCATACGCTCTCTTCGGGCACGTTTGGCGCGTCCTGATGCGGTAGAACGAATTGTGATCCGATCGCATTCTCATACACGCTTTCGGCTTCGTCAGAAGAACTGTTGACAATGTAAACAGTTGTCTCAATCGCCGTTTGTGGCGTTAGGGTGCGTTGTGATCTATTCTGCCAGGTGGCGGGCGAGAGGATCACGCGCCCGTACTCGCGCCGGATCTGTCCATCGGCGATCAGTTCAGCTTCCCGCCGTTTGATGGTGCCGGTCGAGACGCCGAGCCGCTCGGCGGCTTCATTGACTGTCCACTCAATCACCAGGCCGTTCACGCCACAGTCCGCATCCGCGTGGTAGCGGTCGAGCAGCTCGCCTGCGGTGATCTCGTAATGCCGGCCGCCGCGCATGGCCACCGCGATAACGCCCGTAGACTCTGGGCTATAGCCTTGCGGGGTGTACTTGAAGATGAGCCGGTCGATGTCTGCCGCAAACCATTTCGGGTTGCTTTCGAGCACGCCCGAGAAATGATCAGCCAGGGCGCGAATCTCGTTGTACGGATAGCGGGCGCGGATCAGTTGGTTCACGAACACCGCACGCTGTGCGCTTACGCTGCCGTCACCGGCAATCATCACGCCCTCGCCGCTCACCACGGCCCGCAGCTGCTGGTTAGCCTTCGTCAGTGCCTGAAAGCGCCTGCTCTGCGCCAGCACCGCGCCGCTGGGGAGGTCGCGCCAGTCCTCGGGCGTGTGTTCGTTCCGATCCACGCGCACACGCGCTGCCAGCATCTCCACGGCCCACGCGGGTGCGAGCGGTAAATCCTCGACGGGCATCAGTGGAGTATGTAAGACATATGCCGAGCCGCTCGGGTGGATACTGCCGGGGGCAACGGCGTTGCCCTGGCTCATAATGTCGTATTGGCCTGAGACACACGCGCGGGCGATTGGCCCGCCCGCTGGCAGCCTATACCATGTATGCCATGCGCTATTGGACGTATAGAGCAGCGTGCGATCCATGCCGTTCGCCTTGAAGCGCGCGGCCCACTCGGGGCAGTCGGGCGCGATGTCCACGATGCCGGACTTGTCCAGGCTGATACCAATGTTGGCGTTCGGCGTGTCTGCCCACCAGGCGCGGATCATATCTTCGTCGCGCGTGGCATCGTTCGAGCCGTTACCGCCGGCCAGCGGCATCTTGTCGCGTGGTGCGAGCGGGTGGACATAGTAGCCGTATCGAGCGAGGTCAAGCGCGATCCGAAGGTTGCTCATCGCGTCACCGCCTTGCCGCGCAGCGTGAGCTGCCGATCAATGGCGTCGGATGCTTCTGCCATTGTTGCGGGGGGCGCGCCGACATAGCCGAGGCTGCGGAGATAGTCCAGTTGCTTGGGGCTCGGGGGCTTGGTCGCCATCCACACCGCCTTGCCTGCCTCGCGCTGGGTGCTCTTCAACGCCTCTTTCTCGTGCTCGGGCAATTGCTCATAGGTGATGTAATACGCTGCGCAGCCGACCGCATCATCATAGTGCGACCGAAAGAGGTCAATCGCGCGTTGGGTATCGGCGATGGTCTGGTCGGTTACCCACTGGCTATTGAGTCGCCGCGTGAGCATAGCGAGCACGAACGCGACAACCGCGCGCGGGTTCTGCTCATGCTGCTGGCGGATGGGTTCGAGAAGCCAGTTGCTGACGGTGCCGCGCCGCTGTCCATCGAAGTGCGAAAGAAAGGTGTCGCGCGGTTCTGTGGAGAGTGTGGGTTGTTGCATCGCTGTTGCCTTATGTTTGACTATGGCTCTGCGATACTGTATGCTATACAAGCATCGCCTTTGCCTTTGCCGCTCGCCACCCTTGCCGGGGTGGCGTTTGGCTTTCTTGTCCAAGATACAGAGATACCCCTGATTGCTAGCGACTCAATCAGGGGTATCATCGTTATGTGACGATCGTTCCCGCCTTGACAGCAGATCGGCACCATGGGATAATTTTGTATAGCTGGCCTTGCTCCGTCGCTAGATGGTCTAGGGCCGTATGTCTACCAAAGGGCGCTTGAACCTTGGCAGGGGGAGCGCCTTTTTGGTGCCTGTAGAACAGGCGATCTAGGGCTATTATAGATGAAGTTGAGCGCCTCGTCAAGCGATCATTTGCACCTATTCTCGATCCTGATGCGGAGCAAGGCACTGTCGATGTTAACTTTTATCGTTTGGGCCTTTTCTGCTTTGCATAGCGCGATTTGAGCGCGCGAATGCTAGCATAGTTAACATCCATCTCGGCACAAACTTGCTTCAAGGTGATGTGTGGATTTTGCCCATGCGCGCGGTTATAGCGCTCAATCACGTCTCGGGCGGTCGGCTTTCGTTTCTGCCGCGTGCGTTCGTCCGCTGCGAGCTCTGCGGTGAAATACTCGAACCAACCGCCCGGATCTTCCTCGTTCACCGGCACACCCCCGCAACGCAGTGCTCAGATTGCCATTGGGACTGCGCCCAATTGCGCTCGACATCGGTGTCGTGATCAAGCGGCTGCGCAGCTTGCACGCGCGGGAGCGGCGTTGGCACGGCCGGCGCTACGGTCGGCGCGGGCGGTTGCTCGGCCACGGGTGGGGGCGGTGGTAGATTGGGCGCGATGATGGGCGCGGCGGGGATCTCCTGACGCACCACGGGCGGGGCAGGCGGGGGCGCTGGCTGCACATTCGCAATGCTGCCGCCCAGCTCGCTGACGCGCACCCACACGGTTGTGCCGTCGTGCATAGTCGCAACCCACTGATCACCCCATCGGGCGATAAGCGCTTGGAGCGCCGGCGCAGGTATCGGGCCTAACACGTCACCACCTGGCGCAGCGAACGCTACCACGTAGCGCACGTCAGGCGCGGCCGCTGCCGGCGCTTGTGCATACACCACCTGTTGTGGTATCGCGGTCGGTGGCACGATGGCCGGAGCGGTAGCGATCAGAATCACCAGGCCGGGGGTGGGCACGGCCGCTGCGGTCGGCGCGCTGCGAATCTGTCCGACCAGGGCGCTGATGGCAATCAGACAGAAGATGCAGATCGCCGCTGCCGCCGGCGTGGGCAGGTTCCAGAACTGCCGCACATCGGGGAGCTTCAAGTGTACGGTTGTTTTGGTGGTCACTTCGTCACCCCCTGCAAGGCAGCTTGTAAGATGCCCTCAATTCGCGCCCGTGCTTTCTGGTAGGGCGCTCCGGCGATCGGGCCGTGTAACTCGCGTACGATGTCGCCGATGGACTTTCCGGCCTTGAACAGCGCAATAATGCGGGCGGTTTCGGCATCGGGCATATTGCCGCTCCCAGCGGGATTACTTGTGCTGTCAGAAGGTGCTGTCAAAGTGCTGTCATTCGGCTGTCTCGGTGTCGCCATCGCCGCAAATCCGAAACCACTTTGAAGCCCCTTTGACAGCGGCTCGGTTGGCGAAACGACATCACCCGCGACGATGCCCAGCATACTGTACACGCTCGCATTACTGACGAGCGGCACCCTGACGAGCCGGGCCGGCGCGGTGTACTTCGACCGGAGCAGGCACACGCCCTGCCCCAAAGGCCCATCGTCAATATCGCGCTCCGGCAGATCAAGCATCGCCGCTGCTGACTTGCGATCGCCGCCGACATAGAACGCGGTACGATACTGATCACGCAATGTTGAGCTACCGCCAATCTCTTTGATGAGCATGGACTGAGAAGCACCCACGGTTAGCAGCTGCACCTTGCGCCCTTCACGCAGCAACTTGCCCAGCCGCGCCGGCGCATCTTTCACCAAGTCGCAGATCACCGGCAGCTCATCGAAGGCAAAGAACAGCGGCACGCCGATCGGCTCGTTCTTGTTGCGCCGCTCCAGTCGCCTGCCCAGTTCGTCGGTCATGAAGGATAACTCTGCATCTATCGCCGCTGCTGTGACCGCTGGCGCGTGGATCAGTCGGTCGGCGATCGGCCGCCAGTCGTCGCCGTTCTCAGGGTCAAGCGGCGCGAAATGCGGATCCGCGAGTATCACCTGTGCGCCGATCCTCTCGAGTTGGGGGATAATCAACCTGAGCAGGTTACTCTTCCCGCCGCCCGTCGAGCCGAGTAGGGCAACGTGGCACAAGTCCTGCACCGACACTGTAATCTGCCCGAGGTCGTCTATGGCGAGCAGAATATGGTCAAGGGTGGGCGTGTGCGGTATCGCCGCCAGGTCGAGCGCTGCGGGCAGGGCGCGCGCATTCACAAGCTGTGGAGCTGGTGACGCCGGCGCGCTGATCGAGTGGGCATCATGGTACGTAAACGATGTTGCCTTCGGTGCTACCTGCTTGGTCGCCCGCATCAGCGCGGCCTGCTTGTCAGCGAAGATAGACTCTTTCCAGCCGTACCGACGCCACAGAATCAGCAGGCCCGCATAGGCGTACCCGCCGACCAATGCCACCGGCAGCGCAAACAGGAGGAAGCGGATCAGCCATGCCACCTCGGGCGACTGAGCAGCGAATAGCTGCCACTCGCGCCAGAATGCGAACGTGATACCGCCGATGAGCAGCAGGCCAGCCAGCGCAGCGCCGGCGATAAGTCCGTGGGTTGTTTTCACTCTGCCCTCCAATGCGCTTATAATAAAGCGCCTCTGACTAGTTCCAGGGGCCGCGCCCAGCGGTGCTCTAACACCGGCTGGGCATTACTTTGTGTCGCGTTCGTCCTCTGGTCGCCACGGCTGTAGGAACTCTTTCACCGCCGATTCGGGTATGCGCGTCGAGCGCCCCGCCTTCACCGCTTTCAGCCGTCCTTCATTGATCCAATTGTAGATGGCTTGCCGTGTCACCTTGAGCCGCTTGGCGACCTCGTCAACGGTCAGGTATTCTTCGGCCATCATCGTCGCCTCTGCTACTGCCATGTGGATTGCCTCCTGTTTGATTTAGTATACACCTATTGTAACCCCTTGACAAACATTTGTCAATAGAGTATAATGGGTATCAACAGAAGCAAAGCGCGCGGGCGTTAGAGCACTCGCGGCGCATCACACGAAGGGACTAGAACAATGCTAAACCTGAACCAAGACACACTCGCAGCGGTAGCCGAAAAGGCGTGCTACGACGCCGCAGCCCACCCGCGTTGGCTGGTGGCCATCGGCAGGGCGCTGGTGGAATTGGACGCCAACCCGTGGATCGCGCGCAACGACCACGGCGGGCTCGACATCGCCAGCCCGAGCGGCAGCGTGTACAGCAGCAACGGCGTGTGTCAGTGCAAGGCGTTCGAGTTCGGCCAGGCCTGCTGGCATCGGGCGGCCGCGCGTTTGACTAGGCTCCACGATGAAGCGCTGTTCCGCGCCGACATCATCGCGCAGGCCGAGGCGGTCGTTGAGAAGCACTTCGCACCGCTGGCCGAGCGCTTGGCCGAGGCCCGCCGCGCGATGGACGAGCTGTTCGCATGACAAACAACACCGCCACCAGCGCCGCCACCGAGCGCGGCGCTCAGGTCATCAAGCTCGCCACGCGCATCATGGCCGCAGGCATTGCGCGTGGGTGGTCGGACGCATTGGCGCAGGCAGAACGGCAGGTGAGCCGATGAGCATCGCAGAGAACCCCCAGCACCGCGCCCGCTGGCTGCAGAACGTGGCGCACATCTTGGCCGAGCTGAGCGACCTGCAAACCGACATTGACATCGCCATCGGCACCGCGCCCGGGCGCATCGTTGAGCGATTGCTGCTTGAGGCCGATGTCCACGTTATGCTCGCAGGCAGGGAACTGGACGAGGCGGCGGCCCGCGTCAGGAGGATACCGTGAGCATCCTGAACAGCACCCTCGCCCGCCGTGCGGCCATCTTCCAGTTGAGCATCGCCCAGGGCATCATTCGCAGCCTGCGGGCGCACATCCAGGCCGTCTTTACATCCCGCCCGGACTTGCACCGGCAGACCCGACAGCAGTTGAACGGACTGGACTACGACCTGTCCCAAGCCGCGCTGTCGCTCGACACCGCACGCGAAAGGATTATCTACCTATGACCACCACCATGCCTAGTCGCGCGGCGATTGACCGCGCTGAACCGCTGGACTTTCCCGACCGCCGACCGAAGGCTGAACCGCTCACGATTACGGTTCACGCCGTTGTGGCGGGCTTTGCCACTGAACTGTGCTTCACGGGCTCGATTGACCAGCTGCCGGCCTTAGCTGCCCGCCTGGTGGCCTTGGGCGCGACGCCGACCAGCAAGCCGGCCACGCATACCGCGCCGCTCAACGGCAGCAAGCCCAAGGCGGAGCGGGTGACGCCGGCCTATGATGGGGACGGACAGCCGATATGCCCGACGCACAAGAAGGCGCTGAAGGAAGGCAAATGGGGTCTGTATTGCTCGGCTAAGGATCGCGATACAGACGAGTACTGCCGCTTGAAGTTTGCCGAGTAACGAACGCCAGCCAGCGGGCGTTTGTACTGTGCAAGCGCCCGCACTCGTTCATCGCATAAGGAGAACACCATCATGGACGACGAGATCAAGATCGCGCAGTGGGTTGATCGTGTGCTCGCCCAACGGAAGACCGGCAGCCCTGCCGACTTCCTCACGGAAGTGCTGGAGTTTATCAGCGAATCCGAGGCGGATCCATGGCCTGAGATCATTGACATCATTGCGCCGGCAGCCGAGCCGGCCGACGACCCCGATACCATCATCAGGATACTGGAGCAGATCGAGAACGAGGGCGAGATACTGTAGGAACACACACCGCGCGCCGCCTCCGCTGTGGGGGCGGCGCTTTTCTGATAGGATAGACCAATGCAGCAGGCTATGCGCGTGCTCACCAGCCGCAAAACAACCGAATGGTACACACCCCCCGCCATCATTGAACGGGCGCGATCGGTGCTGGGCGCTATCGACCTCGATCCCGCATCGTCAGACACCGCGCAGCAATGGATTCAGGCCACAACCTACTATACTGCCGAAACGTTGCTACAATCGCCGTGGGCCGGTCGTGTGTGGCTTAACCCACCGTTCAATGACACAGCGGCATGGGTTGCTCGACTGAATCAAGCCTATGATGCGGGCGCAGTGACAGCGGCGCTGCTCCTGGTCAACTCCGCCCCCGGCTACAAGTGGTGGGAAGAGCTTTGGCGGCAGCAGCCGGTGTGCCTGCTGTCCACACGGGTGCGGTTCTGCGCAGCGAGCGGCAAGCCAGGAGGACAGGCAAAGAAGGGTACCACGATTGCCTACTATGGAACAGACACCCCGCGCTTTCGGGCATACTTCCATGACCTTGGGCGCATCCTGCTCCCCTAATCCAAAGCATCATAATAGTATCAAATGTTGTATTAGCGGCACTAGCAAGCGCGAAATAGGGCCAAAGTGTAAAGGGAGCAGGACTATCCTGCTCCCTTCGTCGTGCTCGGCTTTGCATAAGGATACAATTGTACCCAATCTGAGAATGCTTTACAACCGCGCGAGATGCGCCCGCCACCCCACCAAGCACTGTTCGTAGTACCATCTCGATAGCGGATCGGTCTGCGCGTCCCGCTTGGCCTCAATCGCCGCTATCCGGGCGAGCACCCGCTCTTTCTCTGTCATGGCTGCCAGCGGTTGCGGCGCACGCCTGTCAGCGCGCCCGCCTCGGCCCATCGGTTGGGTGTGCGGGCTATCTTCTGGATCGTCACCGCATCGAAGGCGAGCTTGTGAAACGCGCCCGAACTGGCATCAACCATATCATCGTGCGCACCGCCTGGGAAGGAACACAGCTCGTTGATGTACTCGCTGTTCCACGGCCCGCGCACCAACCGCACGTTGCCCGCCTCGCATTGCGCCGCGAGCGGGTCTGCGCGCTCAACCTTCGTCTTGGTCACGCGCTCGGTGTAGACTGAGTAGCCCGCAAGCGCCCGTACGGCCTGCTGCGCGGCCTCCTGGCCCAGCCCGAACACCATCTCAATCCAGATCGTGACCTGGCCGTGTCGCTCGGTGTCAAGCTCTGCCGTCTGCCGCATCACGGTGTCGCGTGCGTGCGCCGACCAGCGGCCGCGTACCACATCTTCGATGAAGAATGTACCTTGTGCGTCCCTAGCCATGAGCACGCCCGCCGTGTAGTCAGCGCCATCGGTTAACCCACTGGCATGATCCCAATAGCGTACTCTGGTGGCGAGGGCGGGCGAGACGG